AGAGCCTTTTTGAAAAAGGGTCATATCGCGTAGTATGATATTGCCCCACTTAGGAATTTTGAGTGAAAACGTTGCGAGAAGTGAATTTTTGTTAATTGGCTTGAAATTTAGGACTTCCATTGAAAACCTCCATATTTTGAATAGGACATTATTTTTTCATTTAGCCATCGTTCCATACACCCCCCATCCGGATGATTGATTGTATTCAATTCTAGATGCCTTCATGATGCTTTTCTGTTAATGCCTTAATGTCGTCTTTAGCTTTTAGCAAAATTCCGCTGATTAGTTTTTCAATCATAGGATAATGAACTTCCATAGCATCAAAGGCGTGATCGGTTATGTGTTTATTGATTTCCTCTTCATATTTGCTTAAAATCCATGGAATTTGGGTGTTAAAAGCTTCGTAAATAATTTCTTCAACTTCCGTACTTAACCAAACTTGTTCACCGAATTCCTGCAATTCTTTATCAATCATATTTTCTCCTATTTGATTTTAAGTTTTCTTACTAAACCGTCGAGCTGGTCTTCAAAACCATTTTCGTTTAATTTAACTTCATGGTAACCCTGGCCATGGAGCGCGGTAAAACTAATCGCTTTTTCCGAGATATTACACTCGTATCCGCTGTATTGCTCCCCGTTCTTAAACTTCTCGAGAGCTCTGGTTTTATTATTTGTAAGTCTATCTATTTTAGGGTTTTGTAGCATTTCTGCCAAGAGTTGATTCCATTTAAGTTTCATGTAGGTTGGTTTATGCACGTGTTTCTGCCAAAAATGATGTTTGTGAGCAAATTTAAACATTGCCCGAACTTTGTCTTCCCCGTGATTTTTTAACATAGCACCCATCGCAGATTTCTGCTGTTTGGTGTCTTTTAGCGAATCTTGATCGAGTTCAGGTAAAATTGAAAGAAGTGAAGATTTAAAATCAGCAAGGAGCGAAGCGACTTGCGGGTCTTCTTGTTCTTTCTTCTTTATTTCTTTATTTCTTGTTCTTTCTTCTTCGTCGTTGCTCAGTCGTTGTTCAGTCGTTGTTCGGTCGTTGATTCGGTCGTTGATGATGTTTGAATTTATATCGTAAATATCTGAATTTATTAACTTTACCTTTGTGCCTGAGGTCGTTGATCCAGTCGTTGAATTTTTGCGAGTTCTGTTTGTCTCGACAATATTGATAAAATTCATTTGACACAACTTAGCTTTTGCAGTGCGATATTCTTGTTCAGTAAATTTTAATGTTTTCCAATCACCAATATAACATTCTCCAATTTGTAAACCATCGGGATTACCATCATATCTTCGAGCGCGGATTGAAATTAAAGTTAGTAAAAGAAATGCATTAGGATGTTTTTGAAGTAAATATTCTGTATCTTGAGATCTTTTGAGTTTTATGAAACCATTATCTGACATAGGCAACTTTTCCTTTGCAAAAAAAGAAAGAGCTGACTACTATGAGAAGTATTGTGTGGCTTTTCATAGAGTCGAACCCGAGCTTACTACTCGGGTTTCTTTTTTTCGACACTCTACACTTAAGATTCATTTATCGTCAACTTTTTCATTGCAAGTGGTTGCTAAGGCATATGTGGATGTGTTTTTTGTATGGTTTGTTGGTAATGTAATTCAATCCTAGTGGTATCAGGTGGATTCTTCGCTCATCAATTTCTGTGGAAACGACATAGCCAAGCTCCTCTAATATAGGAATGGCCGCATCTTCAGAAAAGATATCGATGAATTCCGCATACTTATCATAGCGGATGTAGTGCTCGCAGATATATTCATACTCAGTTAAGAGATTAGGGTGCTGCTCTCTTAGATGATCCCTGCAGGCGCTACAATATGTTACGAAGGTTAACATTCAAGAAAGTCCTCATCGGCGCGACAAACAATATCTTCCCAGCCGGTGACTTCGATATATATTTTATCCTTTGTCTCTTCAACAGAAATCAAACCTTCCTTGACGAGTAATAAAAGATCGTGACGAAATTTAGTTTTTGATTTAAGATATTCGAAGTTGATGTCTTTATGAGAGACATATAACTTATTTTCAGAGTTCTTATTACTCCAGAGCTGTACATAGGTTGATCCAGCTGCGGGGCAATGATCGAGAACGGCCATTAGATAGAAAGGAGGTGGCAACTTCACTTTGGACATATTCCTCGATATTAAAATTTAAATTCTGTGTATTCCTAGGGTCACCCAACGATGAATTGGGTGGCCTGTTTTTATTTAAGGGGTTTTGCTATTTCCCGCAAGAACGAAATGTTAAAAATATCTCTTTACTGTAAACAGAGGTATGATTACTTTGAAGTTAGGTAATAATGGAGGGATATGGATAAAGAATTTCTAGTGTCTGTCTTATCCGTTGCATGTTTTGCAGTAATAAGCACAGTGGGTTTTGTGATAATGATGGCAGCTATTTTTAGCTGGTATTTAGGATGAGCTATATGTTGCGGCCGGAGCCGCCTAATGTGATTTGTTCGGTTTTTTTGTCTTTAATAAGTCTCTACACTTTACTTCTCCTTTTGTGGTATCTTCTATCCTAAGTGCAATTGACAGGCTTGTGTCAGTTCCGCGAATCAGGTTGCCAATGGTGTTTGGGGTGACTTTTATCTGTTTTGCAAACCATGCGTTAGACCTATCATTTTTCTTCAACCAATCTTCTAATTTCATAAAACCTTTATTTTAATTTGTATTTTTCGTGAATTTTATTGCATTAAATATACAGTTTAATATACGATATACGCAAGATGTTACGGATTCCGTGCATTCAAGTCAAGGAGAAGATTATGGAGAATTACATGGAAGAGCTTGTTTTCTTAGGAAAGCAGAAACAACTAGAGAATTACATTCAAAAAAATACTTATATTGATGTATGTAATGAAGTTGATCATCTAGTCTGGCAACAAGGTTGTTTAGAATCGGAAATAAATAAGCTTAAGATGGTTCTAGAAGGAGGTAGTTAAGACAATGAATAATTATATAGAAAAGGCTGAGATTCCAACCTTGCACGGAGCGGAGATCATCAGCCTAGATAAAACGATATTATCTGCCAGGAAGAATATAGAGGAAGATGATTTTGTGGAAGAACTAAATCCATGTGGATGTAGTTATGGCTGCATGGACTGCCTAGGCATGTCCTGGGGGGATTTTATATGAATGATCATGAGACATTTGAAAATTATATCCGGGTTACAGATGTGCTATCTCCCTTTTCCGGTCTTAGATATGTAGACCCAGAAGTACTTAGGAATGCGGCAGAGAGGGGATCTCGCGTTCATGATATATGCACAGGGCTTTGTAAAAATAATGAGCCTGTTTTTATGAGTCCTGAGTGGGAAGGATATATAGAGAGCTTTAGAAAATGGCTTCCTGGCAAGGTTTTAGGGCCATTATCTGAAAGGCTTTACTGCGATAAATACAAGATCACAGGCGAGTTTGATTGTATGTATGTAGAAGAAGGTGGCTATGTCTTGGTAGACTGGAAAACGCCTGCCCAGCCTAGCAAGACGTGGCCTTTACAAGGTTCTGCATATAGTTACCTAGCTCGGATGGCGGGATATGATATTAAGCGAATTGAGTTTGTGAAGCTTGATAAAACAGGCAAAGAGCCCAAAGTGTACGCATATCTCGAACACTTCGAAGTATTTTTGAAGTGTTTAGACGTATACAAGATGTTTTTTCACACAGATAAAGAACAGATTAATATAGAGGACCTATAAAAAAAGAGAGCCGGAAGGATAACCGGCTCCCCAAAACAAAACTATAAGGTTGCACGAAACAACCTCCTTTTAGAATACGAATAAACATATGTCAAGGAGAATTTTATGAGTTTAACATTAAGACAAAACTTTCAATGTATGGAATTTACAGAAGATAAGCTCCAGTTACTAAAAAATACTGTTTGTAAAGGATCTTCAGATGCTGAATTACAGCTATTTACTCACATTTGTAATCGAACTGGTTTAGATCCTTTTGCTAAGCAAATCTATGCAATTAAACGTGGCGATACTATGACCATACAAACATCCATTGATGGTTATAGATTAATTGCTGAGAGAACTAGGGGCTATGCTCCTGGGCGTCAACCAGACTTTGTTATGAGCGATGGGAAATTAATTTCTGCTACAGCATATATTCGTAAACAAACGGATGATGGCACTTGGCATGAAGTAGCGGCGACAGCTTTTTTTGATGAATATGTGCAAAGAGATCGGACAGGTGCTCCTATGCAATTCTGGAAAAAAATGCCTCACACTATGCTTGCGAAGTGTGCAGAAGCGTTAGCTTTGAGAAAAGCATTTCCTGCGGACTTTTCGGGTATCTATACTCGAGAAGAAATGGCACAAGCTGAAAATGTTGAAGAGGCTTCTGTAATAGATCTAGAAGGGTATTTACAAACTTGGGGAGATGAGAAAGAGCAGTTTCAAAAGTTTATGGAATCAATAATGACTTCATATAAATGGAATGAGACTAAAACGTTACAACAGTTGATGAAAGATCCTGTTTATACAAAATCATCTTTTGAGAAGTGGATGCAGAAGCAGATCACGCAGGTAGCTTAAGCATGATCTTCGAAATCCTCCAAGGATGTCTCTATTATAAGAGAGTCCTTGGATATTTCTTCAGCTTCTTCTATGATTGCTGGCATACTCCCACACGCTGTTATTAGCATGAGAAGTACATAAAGAATCATGATGTACATCATTGAGGGCAAGCTTTTGTTGAGATTCTAGGATCATCGGCAAAATAGCCACCATCTCTTCCTTGGATGCCTTCAATATAATCCACAGTTGCTTTTTTTCGATCTGATTGTTCTTTTAAATGTAAGGATTCCTCGAAAGGAGACATCTTCATTGGGTTGCTTCCGAACTGGAATTCTTTATGTCTTTCTAATGCTTTTTTTGGGCTGTATGACATTATTTCTTTCCTTTCTTTTTAGGAATTTTTGCACCAGCTTTGCGTGCTACGTTTAACGCAATGGCAACGGCTTGTTTCTGAGGATGTGTTTTAGCTTCTTCTTTAATATTTTTTGATATAGTCTTTTTAGAAGTACCTTTAAGGAGCGGCATGATAAAACCTCATAATGTTAAATGTTTGTATTGCGAAACAACTTTGTATGTTCCTAGATTTAGATTGAAAACATTCAAATATTGCTCGCGTAAATGTAAAAATAAATGCAATACAATTAGAATAAAAGCTAATTGTGCAATATGTTCTAAAACTTTCACACATATTTCTTCTAGATGCAATAAAGCAAAATATTGTTCTCGAAAGTGTTATCATCGCTCTCAAATCGGACGAGGTTCTATTGAAAATTTTTGCAAACATTGCAATAAATCTTTTTATGATAGTCCTTGTAAAAAGCGAATTTATTGTTCTAAATTTTGCGTTAACAAAGAGGAAAAATCTCTTTTCAAACCCACATATTCTACAGTTCGAAAAATGATGATAAGAAGAAATATGATTCAAAAATGCAATATATGTGGATATGAAGAAGTTAAAGATATTCTTGGAGTTCATCATAAAGATGGGAATAGAAAAAATAATGAAATTAAAAATTTGATGATTGTTTGTCCGTTGTGTCATTCACTAATCCATCATAAGCATATTGTGCATTGATAAATGCGTTTTCTCGCAATATAGCAAAAAAAAATTATGATGCAACTGAAATATAATTATTATTTTAATTTAACATGTTCTATATGTGACTTGAAAGGTTAAATGGAGGTAAATATGAGCAGAGTAAGAAAAGTTACGCATACTGTTAATATAGCGATAGCGGAACCTGTAAATCATCAGCCGATTCCAATTGCAGCTCCGCCAATGCCGATTGTGCCGGTCTCAATACCAGAGCCTATCAAAGATACAATAGAAAGTTTATCAAACGTTTCAAAAGGAGAAAATATGTCATACGTGGCAAGTGTATTAAGCAAATATGATCCGAGAGTGTTGCGTGGAAGCACATTTACATTCAAAGCAATATGGATGGGAAGAGTTGTTGTAACATGCGCGATTCTCTATGGTATCTACAAAATTGCTAGAAACTATAAAAGAATCTATGCTGCAGCTCGTGAGGTATATGACAATTATAAAGCGAGGGAAGAAAAACATCCTGTTCGTTTAAATATTACTGTAAGAGCTCCTACTGAATTAAGGCTGTATATGGATCATGCTCCGAATGCTCCTTGCCCCGAACCTTTATCGGGAAGAGCAGAAGGGGCATCGGGTGGAAGATTAGCACAAGCTGCCAGAGCATCTTCTGCAAGTTCTGAAGCAATTGCACAAACTCTTGCTAAAGGTGGTACTGTAGCGGATGTCGAAAAATTACCAGGAGCACAAGATGCTTCTAGTACATGGTGGAGTTTTGGTTTTGGTGCACAACCAAGAACGCAACAACATACTTGATTGATTAAAAAATAGGAATCATATATACCTTTGGTGGATTTCTAACCAGAGGTATATATGCTCTATTTACTATTGATATTCTCTTCTATTTTTATTCCTTTACAAGCCTGTGAGAGTTGCTATCAGATTATTTTGTCTGAAAATGTACATCTAAGAAAAAAATTATTGAAAATGAATCCTGAAAAATTCACACACCCAGATCAAATCGCTGATTTTCACCATTTGGATGGACGCGTGAGACAGAATGATTGGATTTTAGGAATAATGAAAAACAATCATCCCGAAGAATCTTGTGAATAATTAAGCTATTACATATTCAGTAATCACAACGAAGCCTGCGGCACCATTTCCGCCAGCTGATGCACCTGATGTGCCTGTATTAACAGCACCACTTCCTCCAGAACCTGGTGTAGTGGCATTAACTCCGGCAATGGTAGTATTGATTGAGGATGTTCCCACAGGAACCGCGCCAGCACCAAAATACGATGATCCTCCTCCTCCAGACCAAACTGGGACAGTGGTAAATCCTATACTTTGACCGCCATTTCCTCCGTAAGCATTGATATCTCCTCCACTTCCAACACCTCCCACAACTACGAAACTCAAGGTAGCGGTAACATTTCCTCCAAATTGGCCTCCAACACCAGCTGTTGCCGAAACTATTGCACCAACAGAGCTCGCCCCTCCAGTACCACCATTATTTGCACCCGCAGCACCACCAGCACCCCCTGCACCAATTGTGACAGCTTGTGATCCACCAATAGTAGCAGCAGATACTGTTTTTCTTACATAACCTCCACCACTTCCACCACCACCACCACCGGTTGTTCCCGCAGCGCTTGCTTGAACGGCACCCCCACCACCACCACCGCCTACACATTCAATGGTGCAATATTTCATTCCACTCGTTGGTGTGTAAGTTCCATTTGCATTGAATGTTTGAACTATAACTGAAAACAATCCACTAGCTAGAGATACAAAGCCATTTGTATCTACAGTGAATTCAGTATTCTTATAATGCGAAACCCCATTTTTTGTAGGGTCTGCGGAAGCAGCTGTTGTGGCTCGTTGGATTTCAATAGTGTATGTATTGGCTGCAAGAGAGTTAGTTCTAATGACGTCTGTTCCCACCGTCATAGCGGCAACCTGGTTACCTGTAACAGTAATCTGACCGGAAGCATTTGGTACGACAGGACTAGTTCCTGGGGCTGTGTGGGCATCAACAACTACACCAGAGAGCGCTTGGCCACCACCTTTAAGCTGAACAAAAGCATTGGCATCTACTTGAAAGGCTGCGCTATCGAAATGAGAAACACCATTATCTGCAAGTGTTGTTGAGGCTACTGCCGTTGATCTTTGAATCTCTACTGTGTATGTGTTGGCAGCTAATGAATCAGTACGAATTACATTAGTTCCAACAACCCCTTGGGCTACTTGTGCGCCGGTAATTGTAATATTTCCTGTACCACTTGGAAGAACAGGATTAGTTCCAGGCCCTGTGTGGGCATCTACGGTGAATTGTTCAATTGGTGCTAAACCACCCATTACATCAAAATTGATTGTATGGTTATTTGGAGATGCAGAAGATCCGGTTATTACAACTGTTCCTGCTGATGAAGTGAAATTCATTGTACCTGTTGTGTCAGGCACAATTGGGGATGTTCCATTAGGAACGGTAACCATCAGCATAGGTCCAGAAGTGCCTGAAGATAGTAAAATCCAGTTAGCTAGATTTGCTGTGATCTTCTGCAAAGCCCAGAGATTTCCATTTGTAGAGTTGGTCCAGAACGATCCTGTGGGATAATAACCTTGTTGCTCTTTAGGCTTAATATCATTTGAAGCATTAGTAGGAGAATGAGGATCACGCCCACGAATATATCTAGGAGCAAAACTATAATCTTGCCCCTGATAACGTGTTACATTTCTGAAACTGTCTGACGATGGATTGCTCATTTAAGTCCTTGCAGTTGTCAATACTTGGTATAGCGAACAATAATCTACCGACATTGTTGTTAATGTTGTTCCAGCAGATTTAATAATAATTAATTCTGGTGCAATACGAGCTGTAGGAATATTAGTTGATAAGGGTGAATTTGTTGCTTGAACACCATCTATATAAAAAGCAATACTTGTTGCTGCGGCATTAACAGTTATTCTTAATGTATGCCAGGCAGAAGCTGTTACAGCAATTGCTGAATCTTGAGTTGTTGTAGATGAGGATGCTGTTGTATTAATTTTCCAATTAGCTGATGCTCCAGTATCAGTGTAACTAAAATAAATTCCATTAGAAGGAGCAGCTGTAGAATTAGCATTCGCCATGCCAATTCTTATAGTATATGTATCAGTTCCGTTTGATAAAGCAGAAAGATTTATACTCCAGGACATATCTAAAGCACCACCACCCAAATTAAATGCATAATCGGTACCAGTATTGTTTCCCATTTTCAACCCGGCTGCGCCATTTGTTGTTGTAGTACAAGAACAAAGAATTACACCAGGATGGTTTGTATCGGATGCAGCTTGAGTTGTCGTTCCACTATTTGCAGTACTATTAGTCCAAAATTGACCACAAGGTGTATTATTTCCAGCAGGAGTTGGAAATAAAAGATCATCAAAGAAATAAACATATTTTAAAGGTGTTAAATATATAGGTAATCCTGAATTTACTCCTAAAGGTGTACCATCGCGGGCACCAACGGTTAAAGCACTAAATGCATTCGTAGTTGAACCATAAATCAGATCACCAGTAGCATTTGTACTGGGATAAGTAGAAGTTGAAAATGCAGAAGCTGTCCCTACACCTTGTCCTTGAAGAACAGTTCCACTTGCTGCTGTTGGTTCGTTTACCGCATTGTTTGTAGCCATAATTCTCCTAACACAATAATGTTATCGAAAAAGTACTGAAGGGACTTGCGTTACCTAGAATACCTACTGTTTTTGTTGAGCCTGAAACGCCCATATTTAATTGGGCTGTATTTGTAGCTGACAATGGAACAACTATCGAACTGGTAACCGTCAAATTATTTCCTGTATCTCTTATCACTCCCGGATTTAAAGATTGTACAAGTCCATAATTTGTAGTTGTTGTCACTAAAACAAATGTGAGACCTGTATGTAAGGCTGATAAACTTCCTAATGTTACAAATGTTGTTACAAGATATCTCCCAGTAACAGGTGCGGTAAAAACCCCAGTACTTGTATTAAAATTAGAATTTTGGTCGAACTTTGTCGAATCAAAAATAATTGTATATACTGTAGCATCACCTGTAACGTTGTTTATATTGGAGCTAACATAGGCTAAAACACAGGATCTAGTTGTATTAAGTTGATTTCCAAGATTTCCTGTGCTTGTGATATTACCTTGAACCGCTGTTGGGAGGGTTGAGGATATGGAAGGTACACTGCCAGCACTTGTTACTAAAACTCCATTAGCAGCTGTTGTGATTTCTCCTACTGTGTTCGTTGCACTTGAATAGAGAACTTGATTTGCAGTAGTTGTTCCCGGGTAGGTGGCTGTAGAAGGAGACCAATTTGTCCCATCAGCCCTTAAGACTGTTCCGGTGGATGTGGCAGTATTTGGATAGGTAGCAGTTGTGGGTGTCCAGTTAGTTCCATCGGCTCTTAGTACTGTCCCAGTTGATGTTGCAGTGCCAGGATAAGTAGCTGTCGTCGGTGACCAATTTGTCCCATCCGCTCGTAACATTGTCCCAGTGGATGTAGCTGTAGCGGGATATGTTGCTGTTGAAAATGCAGAGGCTGTCCCCACGCCTTGTCCTTGCAAAACCTTGCCGGAGGCGGCTGTTGCATTATTTGCTGCATTGTTCGTTGCCATTAAACTACCGTTATATTTCCGATACTTGAGAGAACGTTCCAAGTTAAGTTAGCTACAACACAAACTAATTCAATTGAATCACGAATAGCTGTGGAAGTTAAACTACCTCCAGCACCAGCTGTGGTCGATGAAGTACCAAAGAATATTTGCTGTCCTGCAGCCTGTGTTATTTGCCAACCAGTTGCTGTGTTAATTCCTGTAATGCGTAACATATCACCAACAGCCGAAGTAGTTGGGAGTGCCATAGCAAGCGTACCAGCTTTATTAGCTATAACGCCGGTATTTACAGAAAATGTGGCATTAACAGTAACAACAGACCAAGTAAGACCTCCTCCTACGGCATTGACCGTAATGGATCCTGCACCGTTTGCAATCGTTACCCCAGTACCAGCGGTTAATGTCGCAAGAGTAGGATCAGCTCCGGTATTTCCAATTGGTAATTGACCGTTTGTAGCAGCACCTAGAGCAACAAATGCAGAGTTTCCTTCTGATACAACTAAGCTATGAGCAGTGAGTCCGGAATTGACTCCGATAGCACCAAAAGCAGGATCTGCACCAGTAGATCCTATTAGGACCTGACCAGTTGTACCTGGTGTCGTTGCTACGATAGATGATGTTCCTTCACCTATCAAAACACCATGGGCAGTATAGGTTGCGGGCGTGTAAGGACCAATTAAAGAAATTGTTTCTGTATGTCCCGCTCCAGTTACAGTAACTTGGTTAGCTGTTCCAACAACATTAATATTGTTAGCGCCGTCAGCTGTTATAGGGCCGCCTGTATTTCCAGTAATGGTTAAAATACCAGTACCACCGCCCCCACCACTTCCACCACCACCATAAATTCCGCTCATGTATATACTCCTGCAACGTAAACAGAACCAGATGTTGGTGCAGTGACCTGTTTCACAGCAAACTGCGTTCCTTGATGTAGATATTCATTTTGCTCAATACCATTAGTGGAAACGTCCATACTAAGTGTTTGTTTTGTAGGAACCACGAAGTGATCCGTCACACCCCCATTGAGAGAAATGATTACATCTGCATCAGTAGTATTACTTACATAAAATATTTTCCAGGGATTCGCTGTAACAGTTCCAATAGCTGCGTAGGTTCCAGAGATGGAACCAAACGCAATGCTTCTTAGTGCTTCTGCTTTTATCGAGATAATTAAATTAGGCATTTTTTCTCCTTACAAGAGGCCGCAAGCATATTCCACTAAATCTACTTCGGTATGACTCGTCACAGTTGTGTAAACGATATAGGGCACAACTGTTACTGCACCGAATGAATAGGCTGCAACTGTTGTTGGAGCAATTAATGGTCCATCACCTGTAACATCAAATAAGTAAGTCACTGCGCCGGCGCTAGAGACGTTTACTTGAACTGTAAAGTTTGTAGCAGCAGTAATTGTGTTTGTAGTATCGGTTACTACGTTACCACCAGAAGCTAGCTGTGTTTGAAGTTGAAGTTTAGCGGCAGCACCATGCACACCAATTGTGGCATAGTCGGTATAGCCTGTAGGCATCGTAGCCTGATAGGTTTGCTGCTTTCTAAAGCCCACATAAAGTTCAGTTACATTGGCAGTAGTATTCACGTTGAAGGTTGCTCTTACAAAGAACGCAGGGGATGTTCCTGCAACAAATGCATTCTTAATAGAAACTGCATTTCCTTCCGTGATTTCAATCGTTTTTGCAGCCGCGCCATTAATGTTATCTATATTGATTCCATTATTTGCGATCGTTCCCATGATAGGAACAGCTGCTGTTGAGGCTGTTGTATTATATTGTTCGAAATAGCAACCATTAACCATCCATTGATTAATTGTATTGATTGTGGTTGCGGGAACTGCTGCAAATGTAGTTCCTGGATTTCCACCTGTGTTTCCAGCTACTGGAAGGTGGCTAAAGTTACAAAGTGTTGACTTTACGTTTGCTGGCCATGGGCCTGGAAATACTGAAGGCATATTTTTTATTCCTTAATCTTATACAAATGTTAATGATCCAGCGAAACTAGCTACAGTCCATACAGTGCTAGCACCACCTGTAGAGGCAATTAATTCTACGCAATCATTGGCATTGCTAGATGAAAGTGAGCCCCCGGTACCTGTTGTTGTTACTTGTGTAGTTAAGCGGATTTTCTGGTTCGCATTTTGCGCAATTCTCCAACCACCTGCCGAACTTCCTACAATTCTGATTGTTGAGCCAAGAGGAGCGGTCGCTGGAAGAGTATAAGTAACCAAAGAAGCGCCGTTATCTGTCATGTACATTGTCTGAACAGCAAGGGTTGCAGATGAAGTCGTTTGATCAACCACTGCAAAACCGCCTGTAGCTACGTTGATAGCTAATGAGGCAGCACCTGTTGTGAAAGCAATACCTGTACTTGTTGTCAATGTACCAAATGCAGGATCAGCGCCTGTAGAACCTAATAATACTTGTCCGTTAGTACCAGCAGCTGTTGCAACAATACTAGAAGTACCTTCACCTATCAAAACACCATGTGCAGTATATGTTGCAGGTGTATAAGGACCAGCTAGGGAGAATGTTTCGGTTCCAGCAGAACCTGTTATTGTGATTTGATTTGAAGTACCAGCTAAGGTAAAATTACCAGCTACAGGTAGCTCTGCACCACCACTATCACCAGTAATCGAGTTGACAGCACCACCTGAGCTTGATCCAAAGAGAGACCAGCTTCCTGGAGCACTCGTGAGGATATAAGCTGCATTCGTTGCAGTATTTACCCAGATTGAACCGATAGGATATTTTTTATCATTTGAAGTCGGAGCTCTTGCTGATTTGATTAATTGCCATCCGCCGATTGGCACAATGACATTTATTCCTTCATAGGATTGTGGCTCTTTGCCATTTCCTAGCGGATTTTTCCCTGACATATACACCTCGTAGTGTTTATTACCGTTAAACTATTTCTTTAAAAATCAAAGTAGTTGTAAAGTATTTTTTTGTCTAGTGGAAAAATAAATATTTCTTTATACGATGCTCATGCCTGATGAAATTGAGATTCCTTATAAGTTTGAATGCCGCCCATACCAAGTTCCCGCATGGGAAGCATTGGAATCGGGACAAAAAAGAGTGGTCTGCTGTTGGCATAGAGGAGCTGGAAAAGATCTTTTTGCTTTGAATTATCTTATATATAAAGCGTTAAGAAAAAAAGCGGTCTATCTACATTGCTTTCCCCAATATGCTCAAGGAAAAAGAGCTATCTGGAAAAGCATCCATAATACAGATGATGGAAGTGCAATGTCTTATTTGGACCATTTCCCCCCTGAAATTATTAAGCATAAAAACTCAACAGAAATGAGCATAGAGCTGATCAACGGATCCATTTATTGTATTCTTGGTCTTGATGGTAAGAACGCTCAACTGGCTCGTGGTATGAATCCAAGCTTCATTATTCTAAGTGAATATGCCTATATGGATAGACAGAGTTGGGAAACCGTAGAGCCACGTATCACCCAGAATAATGGGACAGCGCTCTTTTTAAGCACTCCAAATGGACAAAATCATTTTTATCAACTCTACAATCATGCTAAGAACAATGATGATCCAGACTATTTTGCTTCACTATTAACAATCGAAGATACTAAAACGGTTACTGCAAATCAGATTGAAAAACTTCGCCTAGAGGGCACTCCAGAGGACTTTATTCAGCAGGAATATTACTGTTCATTTACTCGAGGAGCTGAAGGATCCTATTATGGAAAACAGATCCAATTGGCCCGTGATGAAGAGCGTTTAAGTGTCATTCGAATTAAAAAGGATTTGCCTTGCCACACAAGTTGGGATATTGGTATAGGAGACAGCACGGCAATCTGGATTTTCCAGGTGTTACCGAATAGTAATATAAATGTTTTAGACTATTATGAAAACCAAGGAGAGCCCTTAGAACACTACCTACGCTATCTTGATAAATGGAAAACTAAGAATGAAGCGATTTTTGGAACCCACTATGTACCACACGATATGCAGAATAGGGAATTCACTTCAGGAGTAGATAGGCTCACATCCGCACGGGAGTTGGGATATATAATGACAATAGTGCCTAGAAAGTCACTCGCAGAGGGAATTCAGGCTGTCAGAGCAGTGTTAGGTAGTTGTTCGTTTGATTTTGCTAGTTGTAAACATGGATTAAAATGTTTGGAATTCTACCGTAAGAAATATAATGAATCACTCAAATGTTACTATGATGAACCATGCCATGACTATACATCACACGGGTCTGATGCATTTAGGATGATGGCAGTAGGGATAAAAGCAATTCCTCCCAAAGGTCCAGGAGGATTAAACGCAGAAAAAATCACAGATATGAGGATGAAATTCTATGGCTATTAAATTTGATTCAGAACAGGACATTTCACAAATCCGAAGCGAAATCCACAAATATCAATGGCAATTCGATAAGACCGACGATGAACTTGAAATATATAAGTGCCAATTAAGAAAATACAAAGAAGCATTAGATGAATTAAATCAACCAGAGGAGATATATCATGGATAAACAGATCAAAAAAGTTAAGAAAGATTTGGATCATGGTGAGAAAGATACAAAAAAACTTCTTAAAATGGATAAGAAGATGGATAAGAAAATTGAAAAATGCGATATGAAAATGAAGAAAAAGAAATAAACACTTTACTTTAAATTCAAGGAATTACTATATAAAAGCTCTATATCAATGGAGCTTTTTTCATGACCTTTCCCGCTAATAATCCCATCGCTCGTGAGCTTGACGATTTTTGGAAAGATACCCAAGCCCTATGGCAGCAGTGGCAATATGAAGCCGATTTAGATACAAAGATGGCTGCGGGCCAACAGGATTATTGGAACTCCTTTTACAATATAAATTATAGAAATCAGAAACAACTTCAATTCAATAAGATTCTTCGTATCATAAATATGATCGATGGATATCAAAGAGATGGACGTCTTGCTACTTCTGTCCAAGCTGCCGATAATGATCCAGACCAAGGAAAGACCGCTGAGCAGCGCACCAAAGTCCTAAATTGGTGTATGCAGCAAGATGGCACTTATGAAAAGCTTTCTGATTCTTTCAATGCTTCAAATATCTGCGGAATCAATCTAATTCACACTTGGATGGACTTTAGAGAAGATCCCGAAAGTGGGATGCTCCGCACTGAAAGAATTCCTTTCTCAGGATTTATCATGGATAACTACTGGGAAAAACAAGATTTATCCGATTGCAATAGAATCTGGACCAGAAAATATCTTACCGACAAACAGCTTTTTGGCATGATGCCAGGGCTAAAAAAAGATATCCCTCTTCTTGGAAAAGGCTACGCAATGAAGGATGGAAAATTTCAGTTCCTTCCCCAGAATCAATATCAATATACACAGCAGATGTATGCTTATGATGAATATTGGGTAAAAGATTATATGACGGTGCGCAAAATACTAGATACGCGCACAGGCGAAGTGATCGACTGGAAAGGATCTAAAGAGCAATTTAAGATGCTCAAGCAGTATAATCCGAATATTGAATTAATTAAAACCCAAATGCCAACGATTAAATGGTATGTTCTCGTTAATAATCATCTTGTTTATGAGGAACAATCTCCTTGGGGCCTTCACAGGCTGCCTTTTGCTGTGTCTCTCTGTTATCATTTTCCTGAAGTCCAAAATTATGCATACCGATATCAAGGAATAGTGCGTAATATCCGCGATAGCCAAATTGAGCTAAATCGTCGCCGAAATAGACTTCTGGACGTGTTAGACTCCCAAGTGCAAAGCGGACTCATGGTAAAAGAAGATGCATTAGTAAATCCAGAAGATGCCTTCTTCCAAGGCCCTGGAAAGGTTTTATTTTTCAAGCAACAGACAAATTTAGCAACAGATGTAGTTCCTATCCCTGCACCACCAGTTGCTCCTGGTTGGCAAGAGCTGATCTCTTCTATCGAACAAGAAATCATGTCTATAGTAGGCCCTGAAGAGCTTTTTGCACAGAATATGGGCGCTAAAGAGATGACCGGTATTTTGATGAAATTGAAACAAGGTGCAGGTTTAACCGGTCTACGCAATATCTTCGACAGACTAAATATCACACAGAAATGCCTAGGAGAGATCCAGGACGATCTTATCATAAATAATTTCAGTAAAGGAAAAGTTAAACAAATCTTAGGCGAAGAGCCTACGCAACAATTCTTCGATGAGACATTCTCGAAATATAATTGCATAGTAGAAGAGCAGGAGCTTACAGCCACGCAAAGGCAATTGCAGTTTATGCAAGCATTACAAATGAAGCAATTCCTCTCGGATCCTAGCGCAATTGACGACGAATATCTCATCGAGAAGTCTAACTTACAAGGCAAGAAAGATATCATTGATCGCCTTAAACAACGTCAACAACAACAACAGCAAATTGAACAAGCGCAAATGCAACAACAAATGCATCATGATCAAGTTCTCACAAGATCACTCGAGGCTAAAGCGCAAAGCGATTTTGCTGGTGCTGAGGAGAGAAAAGCAAGATCTATCTCAGATATAGCCCTTGCTAAAGAAAGAGCTTCTCAGGCGGCTCAGGATAGGTCTATGGCGGCTCTCAACAATGCCAAAGCCCTTCATGAGATCTCGGATATGAGCGATGATCGGTTGATCAAGCTCGCGAATTTCGTCGTAGATATGCAAGCTAAGCAGAAAGATCTAGCTGGCGGTGAGGAAGAAGATTCTGAAGAAGTTGAAGATCGAGACACTTCAGACATACAACGAGCGGAACAAGAATCTCGTCCCCAAAAATCCTAAGTTCATTTAAGGTACAGTTATCCAGACGTGGATGGTTTGCCCATAACCTATCGGTGCCCCGTCGTTGATTCTTCTAGGGGTATAACAGATTTAGAATTAGGTAGCTTGCAACCTGGTAGCTTCAAAGCAAGCATTTTATCATAAGCCACATTATCAGACTGAGTGATTAAGAGGGGTCGCACTTGTTCCCTAAGTTTACACTTTACGGGTTTTAAGTTACGCTATCTCCCTCATTTTCACTCTGAAACCTCTGCACGTTCTGACGGAAGATTACTTTTTTCTGGCTTCTTCGATAGCACACAGACGTCCATGAAAATCTTTCATTTCTTTATTAATTTCATCCTTCCAACCTCTTACTTCAACTTCAAAAGCTTTAATATCCGATCTCAACCAAGAAATAAGTGCAATATTAGCACCAATTATTGTAACAACAGTTCCTGCCCCTGTTAATATTATTGTTCCATCCATTTATATCTCCTTTTTGCATTCAGTTTAACCTAAATTGCAGTAGCAGTCAGCTAAAATCATTTCTATAAAGAAATTACTTGATACATTTGAGCCAGCATGATATTTCTTCAGTAAAGTAAATATTTTACTTTACATAATGAGGAGTAGTTATGAAGCATTCAAATCAAAGCCCTAAAAGGAACGACCCAGATCGTGGTCCTCCTATGAATGAAGGGCCACATTACTACAACAAGGGTTATGTTTCCGATGAAGAGTATTTCTCTCCAGGAACACATGATATCCATGGCGTAGAAAGAGGCAACGATTATATGCCTATGCAGAATGAAATTGTATCGCGCGATACTAAAAAAATCAAACGAAGCAAATTCAGCAAGATAGCATAGCATGTCATTATTAGTACCCTACGAAACCTCTGGCCAGCAACTTGGTGAGACTCGCACAGCGATGACCAAGACGTTGATGAAAGATCTCGAGAGCATCATCAACAAATACTCGGACAAACAAGGTAAATACTATGTTTTAGTGCACGGTAAGCCTTGGCCGCAGAATCCTAATGTAATCAAACTCAAGTTTATCCCAACCAATATGAAGCCTCCTATGATGTTATCTTGCCTATTATTTGGCATCGACAATGCATCTGGAAAGCTTACCTTGGAATGGGCTCTACCTGGAGATTGGCCTACATGGGCAGTAGGAGGAAAAAATGAACCAGTTCCCGAAACGATTGCGTCAATAGACCAATCAGGCATCAAGTATCATTACGATAACTTTTTACCAGACTAGTGTCGCCAACTTATGGGCGTAAAACTGTTTAAGGGCGTATGCAGCACGTCGCCGGTGCAAAGGAAATTATGAGTGAAGAAACTACCGAAGTACAAACCGAAACCCCTCCTCAAGAGGAACAAGTCGGACAAGTCGAATCTAAAGAAAATGTCACTCCTGAAAAGATTGAAGAGGCTCCTAAAAAGGCTGTCGATCGTAATTGGGAGGAAGTTCATAAAGTTCTTAAACTTCAAAAACAAAAAATTGAAGAACTTGAAAGCCGTGTTTCACAGAAACCCGAGCCAATCAAACAAGAAGAGCCAGATGAATTCGCAAGTCTTGATCCAGAAGAATATATCACGGCGGGAAAGGCTAAGGCATTAGCCGAAAAACTAGCCTCAAAACAGGCTGAGAAAGCTGCCAAACAATATATTGAGCAATACGCTCGTCAACAAAATGTTGATCGTGATGAAACAAGAATGCGCTCCAAACATGAAGATTACGACTATGTAGTGAAGAACTATGTACTTCCCATGATCGAAAACGACCCCGCATTAGCATATAAGATTCAGCAGTCTAAAAACCCTGCTGAGACAGCCTACAAGTTAGGAAAAATTTCCGATGAATACATTGAAGATGCTCAATCCAAGCAAGGTGCTGAAAAGGCCGAGAAGATCTTAAAAAACTCTTCTAGACCTGTCAGTAGCTCTGCAACGGGATCATCTTTAAAAGCTCAAGCCGATAATTTTTCCAAGATGTCTCGATCAGATGTCTGGGCAATGTCACAACAATATGCTAAGGGGGCTTAATAAACCGGAGTATGTTGAATGACAATTACCACAACAAACGCCCTTCCAGCTCCAGTTCAACAATGGTTCGACAACGTATTGTTGTCACGTCCTATGCCAAAGTTGATCCACAAGCAAATGGCGATGAAAAAAGAGCTGCCTCCTAATAGTGGACGTATTGCTAGATACAGACGTTACACTAACTTGTTGACAGCTACAGTTCCGCTTCCAGATAGCGGCCTAACGCCTCCAGGACAAGTCCTGAATGCGGTAGATATTGATGCAAGACTAGACTGGTATGGTACTTATGTAACCATTACTGATCAAGTTATGTTTATCAACCAAGACCCAGTCCTAAACCAAACAGTATCCCTCTTGGCACAATCCATGAGAGAAACTGAAGATGAACTGATCCGTAACATGTTGGCATCGACAGCATCTGTGATTAACTGCACAGGTGGTGTGAATGGTGATAACCCAACGGAACTAGCTCGTAGCGATATTGATGCGACAGTTTTAGCATTGCTTCAAAACAATGCCATGATGATCTCGGATAATATCGAAGGAACATTGAAATTTGGTACAGCACCAGTTCGTGAAGCGTTCTGGGGTATGATGAATACAGGTGTACTTGATGACTTAGAAGCTGTTACAGGCTTTATTTCACAAGCACAGTATCCATCTAATATGAACGTGTTGAATGCTGAATGGGGATCAGTTTCGAATATTCGATTCTTGTACTCTTCAGTTGGTTCTACAAGCACTAATGCATCTCTTAACGGCAATACTGTTTACAATATCTTTGTAACGGGCCAAGAGGCTTATGCGATTGTTGAACTTACACAAGCAACAGCTAGCTTCATTTACACACCTCCAGGTGGACCTACCGATCCACTCCGCAGGTTGCAATTAGGTGCATGGAAAATGGCCCAAGTACCACGTTTGATGAACGACGCATGGTTGTTCAATCTACGTGCTACACACTCATAAGGAGACTTTTTTATGCCTTTTGCAGAAAATTTCATGGTATCAGGAATTACAACAGCTGCTCAAACAGCTACGTTGCCTGCTTCTATTAACATTAATTGCGGCTTTCTTCCTTCGAAAGTACAATTAACCAACGTTACAGAATATGGCGTTACGAATACGACAAACTTGAATATCCAGACAATAAACTGGGATTCAACTTTTCCTACTCAAACCCAAGTTGTGTATATTAATGGTGCTGGTACTGCTCTTCTTCCAGGAGCTGTAACAACCAATGGTATTAGCCTGTATAATCCTACCTCACAAGGAGCGTTAGGAGCTGTTGTTACGGGTGGTGCATTATCAAAAGCTAACCCTGCTCAGTTGACATCAACTGCTCATGGATTGCAAACTGGTGATCGCATCTTAATTCACGGACCTTTTACAGCTGCAACTGCTATGAACCAATTAGGTGGCATGGCATTTACAGTAACAGTAACAGGCGCGAATACTGTAACTATTCCAATTAATACAAACACAGCAAACTTTACAGCAACTACTGTCACCACATGGCAGAAAGTGTTGTATCCTCCAACATTCTATCCATATCGCGCTATCATCACTGGTATAACAGCTGCGAATCCTATTGTAGTAACAACTGCAATTAACCATGGATTAACTGTTGGACAACAAGTTCGCTTGCGTGTTCCGACTATTTTTGGAATGTCACAAGCAAACAACCTTCAGGGTGTAATTACAGCGGTAACTGCTACTACGTTGACAATCGGTTCGATTGACTCTAGCGCATTTACTGCATTTGCATGGCCAGCAGTGACTTCACTGCCATTTACTCATGCATATGTAATTCCTGTTGGTTCAGGACCTTCGCCAACAACAGTTGGTGTTGTTACATACAATCAAGATTTACTTGATGATGCAACAACAAACGAAAACTTCCAAGGCTTCACAATTGGATCCGGACTATTGCAAACATCAACCGCTGGCGTGATTGGTGTGACTGCAAGTGACGTATTCACTTGGACAGCATGGAGAGCAGACGTTTAGTAAATAAGATCACTTTGCGGACATCTGCAAAGTGATAAACCTAGGGCGGTAAGACAGAATGCCGCCCTTATGTAAAGCGGCTTTACAATGTTTACACCAACTAGATTAGAGATATCGAATATAACACAGGCAAATCCTGCTGTTGTGACGACGTCTACAGATCATAATCTAACAACTGGTCAAGTTGTACGTGTAAATGTTCCGAGAAACTATGGAATGGTTGAATTAAACCATCTAGCATTAATTATTACTGTTCTTTCAGCTACTACATTTAGTCTACAAACTACCCAAGTACCTCCTTTAGTCAATGTAGATTCTAGGCAATTTACGGCGTTTACCATTCCTTCTGATCCATCCTTTGTAGCTGAAATCATTCCTATTGGAGCTGGACCTACTCCTAAAACTAGTCCGGATATTTACCAAATTAACAATGTTTGTGAATCTAAAATAGATGATGCAACAAGCAATGTAGAACCATGAACGAGAAAAAAAGAGGAAAACCTATGACAAAATCAGTTATTAAACCAGAACCCCCAAAAGCCGGATACATACATAAACGCATCAATAGATCTCCTGTTAATGTAGATTCTATTGAAGCAATTACCCCTGAAACTGATCGTATGGTTACGGGTACATTCTCTAATATTGAATGTCCAGGTCAACCAGCAAAAATATGCGCAAAACTCTATAGAGATATGGAATATTTTGCTCAAACTTTTGAAGATGGGCAAAATTATACTATTCCTTTATCAGTGGCTCGTTGGATCAATGAAAGATGTTTTTTCACTCAGAATACACATCTCCTAGATGAGAAAGGACAGCCCATTAAAGGTACTAAAAAGATTCCTAGATATAAATTTAGCGCTAACTTCTAGAGGATAATATGACAGTTTGGGATCTATCTCGACTGAGATATACTGTAAGAAAGCTTACAGGACAATTTGACATCACCCAGCTTCCGGATAATAGTCCTGGGGCTGGTCTTGTAACCGTTGATAATCCTCCTGGGATCGATGATTACATTAATGATGTCTATATGTATGACATTCCTGAAATCCTACGCACACTTAAGCTTAAGAGGTTTTATGAATTCACTACCCTTCCTAATGTCGGTACTTATAATGTTCCTCAGACGATCTATCAGTTAGAGCCGCCAATCTACATAGATAATTATCAATTTTGCTGGTATCAATCTCCGGATCAATTTTATCGTATCTGGCCAGAGCTTAACTTTATTGATCAAGCCATTGCCACAACAGATGGGGTTTCTCAAACATATACATTTACTGTAACTCAAACTCCAGTTCAACAAGGGACTCTCAGAATAGGTCTTGAGCCTAATTTAGATGGAAATCCATCACCACAATTTGAGACATTCACAGATCAAGATACACCTGCGCTCCTTGATCAACCCACACAATTAAAGTTCACAAACCCAGGAACTCTCACAGGTAATCTAGGAGGAACAGGAACAATTGATTATCTCACCGGAGCTGTGAGTATTACATATAATACAGCGCCTCCTGCTGGTGTGAATATCAATGCACACTATCATCCATATGTTGCTAGTCGTCCAAGAGATATTATGTTCTTTCAACAACAGCTGTTCTTGAGACCCATTCCTAACGATGTTTATGCCGTTAAAATGATTGGGTACTTCATGCCAACAGCTGTGATTTCTTCTGCAACAAATGCTACAGAGCGTCCTCTTATGGATTCTTCAGGCAACTTGATTGGCGCATTTAATGGTTCAGTATCCTTATCTGATCTACCTGAATTCAATGAATGGTGGCAGATGCTAGCCTATGGTGCTGCTATTAAGATTATGATCCAAGAAGGCGATCATGAAGAAGCTGCAAGACATTCTGTTTACTATGAACAAGAAAAGCTACTAGCACAAAGAAAATGCTTAAAACAACTGGCTAACCAAAGGATTCCATCAGCTTACTCAGAACAAGCTGGAGGTCCGCAATGGCCTGTATTCCCATTATATTGAGGTTAATATGGCAAAAGCTAAAAATGATACGAACTATATGGATTCAACATCCAGAAAAAATAAGCTGATAAACGTACCTAAAGGCACAAATGGTAAACTTACTAAAACGGGAAAAACGTATAAAAACAGCCTTTTAGATACTGATTTTACCAATCAACGACAAACCATCAAAAAAGTGAAGTAAAGCCGCTTTACATTGGAGAAATATGGCTACATTTCAAGATAAACCTCTAGCTGGAGACCTTCTTTCGAATAGTCAAGCAGATCTAAAAGGGAACTTCGATTATTTGCAAGGTGTAATTGGAGGTGCTGTTGCTGTTGGAAGCCCTGCTGCTGGTAAAGATCATCAGATGCAATTTGGGAGTACAGACTCAACCCCAGCTGAAGGTCGTCATAATAGAGTAGGCTTTATTGATCTCGGCGCGCAAACATTTCCAACAGATGATATCACTGGCGTAGAGTATGCAACAGCCGGAAATCTATACTTCATTAATTCAACTATAGGCCCTATCCAATTAACAAAGATGGGCACTGGAAATGTGAACAATTCATCCACAAATGGCTCAACATTTCTTCCAGGTGGAATGATCATGAAATGGGGTGCCTTTACAATAGCATCTGGCTCAACACAAGTTGTTACTTTCGCTCAAGCATTTCCTACAGCTTGTTTTACCGTTTATCTACAACAACAATCGAATAACACGGCTAGCACCACCTCTCAAGTAACGATAAATAATGCAGCTCAATTTACAGCCCAAAATATCAAAGCCAATACTTATTATTGGTTTGCAATAGGAAACTAAATGTACGAGCCATATCTAATAGCACCGTTTGATAGCGAGGGAGCTGGTTTAGTTGAATATTATAAGCCTTGGCTTATTGGTAATGATGCATTTCCCATCATCGAAGATGCCTATTGCTGGCGTGGAAACGTGCGAAAAAGAGAAGGTGACATTTTATTAGGTACACTTCCCACAACGCCAGTGCAGGGCTTAAGAACGTATTTGGTGCCAAGCACCGGAGATCAACAGTTAATAGCTTTTAGCAAAACCAAATCCTATGTGTTTAATACAGGAACACAGGCTTTTGATAATGTAAGCTTTTTTCAAACATCTGGTGCTGCGATATCCTGGACGGGTGGAAATGATGATTTTTTCTGGTCTTCTAATTTCCAAAATTCTATGTGGGCCACAAATTTTGTAGATCCTCTTCGTTTTTATAATGGAAGCACTACTCAAGGATGGAATAATCAAAGACCTACATTAAATGGAGCAAACCTTCTTCTCTCTTGCCTGATGGTCATTCCTTATAAAGGCCGTCTTGTAGTCTTAAATACTACTGAAGGACCAATAGGTGCTCCTGTAAGTTTTAGACAACGGGCTCGATGGTCTCAAATTGGAACTGCATATGTTCCTGCATCTGGTGGTGATCCGGCTGTTGTTCCTCCTACAGGTTATTCGACTGACGCAAACGCTTGGAGAGATGATATTCCAGGTCGTGGTGGATTTATCGATGCAGATACTTCCGAGAGAATAGTTTCTGCAGGTATTGTACGCGATACGCTTATTGTATTCTTCCAAAGATCGACATGGCGTCTACGATATACTGGGAATGAGATTTTACCATTTATTTGGGAAAGAATTAACACTCAATATGGTTCAGAGGCTACTTTCAGCACTATTCCTTTCGATGAAGCATTGCTTACCTTTAGTAGATTTGGATTCATAGCTGCTGACACTAATTCAGTAGCTAGAATTGATGAGAAAATACCTGATCAATCTTTTCAGATAGAGACAGGAACTACCCTAGCTAATTTAAACAGAATTCATGGAATTAGAGATTTTTACAGACAAACAGCTTATTGGGCATATCCCGCGGAAAACACTTCTGTCTATCCTGACAGAGTTTTAGATTACAATTATCTAGAAAAAACCTGGTCTAGATTCAATCAATCATTCCGCGTATTTGGGTATTATAATACTTTCAATGATAAAACATGGGCAAATGCAGGTACAAATTGGGAAGATTCTGACTTTCCTTGGAGTAGTCCTTGGAATCAAAATCAGTTTCCTCAAATAGTTGCAGGAGATTCTAGTCTAAACTCGGGCAATATATATATCGTATATGATAATGTGAATATCGATCAAGATGATGTTAGTTTTGATATAACGAATATTACCGCTGCTAACCCCGCTGTAGTTACTACGTCAACGATAAATACATTTGTGACTGGCCATTCTGTGTTAATCAACAATGTCACTGGAACGATGGCCGGTTCTTTAAATAACACCTCGTTTACTATAACAGTTTTATCTCAAACAACATTTTCTATAAATTTTGACACAACAGCCCTCACATACACAGGAGGAGGCACTGCTACAAGCACGGTTCCTTACAACTTCAATATTTATACAAAAAGATTTAATCCTTATATTAAACTCGGAACGCGGGCTAAACTTGCCTATGTAGATATTTATTGCACAGGCAATGTCAACTCACAGATAACCCTTCATCATTATATCGATGATGAGGATGGCTTTCCCACTTTAACTAAAACAGTAAATTGCTCATCAACTAATCAAGGGCAATATGTCCGGGTTTTTCTAGGATCCATAGGCCGCTTTCATCAATTACAACTTACTTTATCTACTTCACAATTAGAGGATGCTGAACAAGGAACTGCACAATTTGAGATGCAAGGAATGCTTCTCTGGTTTAGACCTGAGGGTAGAATTAAGGGAGGTAAGTAATGACTTTTGGACCTATTAATACAATCTCTAGCTACATTCCTACCGAATTTCAGGTTGAAGGCGATCAGAAATTCTTCCAAGAGCTTATTGCGGAAAGACAAAGGCTTGTAGCTAGCGTTGTGAATATAAAAGAAAACGGTAACTATGAACTTCGTGAGCTTCTTTCTGCTATGCAATGGTTCTCTACAAACACAGCAGGACAGCCCTATAAGGCTCGCTATGGCTTTAGAACTGTTGTTGATGCAGTTGCGTTAAATGGAGGAGTTATTGGAGCAGGCGCGACAGCACTCGTATTAACAACAACCACAATTCCTCCTGCCATTGTGGGTTATACCATACCCCTTCCCTCCCACGGAAGCGCAACAGCAACGGATGGGACAAGTATTTTTTTGAATGATCCGCAAGTTTTCTTTAGATTTAATGGCACAACGAATACATTAACAATTACAAACAACTATGGAGCAAATTTGACTCAGTGCTACATAGATATTGAATATTTAAAACAGTAGGTGAACTATGGCTAGCGGTTTAGGTGAATTCTTCTTCGGAAATAGATCCAAAAGCAAAAGATATAATCTTCTCGCTCCTGAACAACAACAGGCTTTGCAGGATTATTTCAGCCAAGGTATTCAAACAAATCCTTTATATCAAACTGGGCAGAATTATCTTTCCAACCTACTCTCAAACGATCCACAACAATTCCAACAGTTTTCACAACCATATCTAAATCAATTTTATCAAGAAACCGCTCCCAGACTTGCGGAAAGATTCGCAGGAGCCGGAACTGGGAGTGGTGCGTTAAGTTCAAGTGGATTCCAAAACTCGCTTGCACAAGCTGGAGCTAATCTCTCATCTAACCTCGCGGGTATTCGCGGTGGCATGCAGCAGCAAGGTTTATCACAAGCTCTTGGATACGCTCAGCAGCCAATTTCTAATCAATTAGGTGGTTTAGGTGTAAGATCATTCGAAAACGCTTATTTCCCAAGGCAATCTGGTTTCTATGAAAACTTAGCAACTTCATTAGCTGCAGGCATAGGCGCTGGCGCAAGAGGAGGATTCTAATGGTACAAGTAATTGATAGAGGGCCATCATTCGGAGGCAATCTAGGACAAGCCCTCGGAAATCTAGGCGGTGGACTTATTGCAGGGCAATTTGAGAATAGACGCCAAGAGAAAGAACAGCAAAGACAACAGCAAAATAGACAACAGGAAGCTAGTCATTTACAAAGCATTTTTCAGAAAGCAGAACAAGGATCTGATCCTCAATCATTGGCGCAAGCTATTTTTGCAGCTCCAATAAGCCCTGAAATGAAGAAACTAGGTATTGATTATCTTCAGAATCAACAAAAAATGCAGTTATCTCAACAAAAAGAATCTAATAGACAGTCAAGTTTAAGTAGTATTTTAGGTTTGGGACAACCAGGACAACAACAAGTTCAACCTCAAGGACAACAAAACGGAACTCAACCACAGCAACAAGCTCCTCAATTTGATCCTTCTAAATTCACAGATGCTCAGATAGCCGCAGTTGCTATTCACGATCCCCAATACGCCAAAGTATTACAAGCTCAAAAAGATGCTTCAGAAAGACGTGAAAATGAAAGATCAAAAGCTCAAGAAAAAAAACTAGCAGCTGTCAGATCGGAAACCGCTCCAGTAAGAAAAGAAATAGCTGACAAAGCTCGTATAGCTGTTGAGAGTATAAAAAATAAAGAACAATTATTAGATATTATCGATCGAGGTAATTTAAATGACCCAACATTCGCAGCAACTTTAGAAGCTCTTCCATTTAATTATGGTAAACGATTGCTTCACCCCGACACAGTGGAATATAAAGCAGGACTAATCGAAGAATTTGGGGATTTGAAGAATATATTTCAAGGTCAAACAAGGATTTCTGAAATAAAATTATTCGAACAAAAATTAGCTGATCTTTATCTAACAGATGAGCAAAAAAAACGCATTTTAAAAGCTCGCGTAAAAGCCGAAGAATCTCATTTAGCACGCGCTGAAGCAGCTGCCGAAGTAGAACAAGAACATCCAGATTTTGGTGTTCTTAAATTTTCAAAAGAAGTCGAAAGACGCACTAAAGAAAAACAAAGAATTCTAGCAAATCAAGTTTTTGATGATATTAAAAATACATTAAACGAAGCTCAAACAATTAAAGAAAGAACTTTAGATTTTGATAATCCTGAAGATTATGCCCTTGGAGTTCAAATTCTCAGAGAAGCAAAAAATGATATACAGAAAGCTATAAAAATTGCAGAGAGAAAGGGATATAAATTCCCAAAAGAGTAAATTATGGCTGGTTTTTTTCAGCAAATAGCCCAGAATGAGAATCCAAAAGGATTTTTTGAACAAATAGCTAAAAAGGAAGGCGTTAGCAATCCTAAACAATCTTTAGCTCAAAAAGTCGCTGGTAGTCCTTCCGGTCAATTTGCTTTAGGTCTTGCAAAACGTCTTACTTTTCCAGCTGATATTGCTAAATTACTAGCTCAAGGCGCAAGTCAAGGAACACTTCAAGAAGCTGAAGAATTCGAGCGCGAACAAGGTTTACCATATAATCCTGAAATAGCACAACAAGCGCAACAAGAAGCATCTCAATATTTTCCTACTCAAGAAGCTGGAGAACGAGGTATCGAAGCTTTGACTGGGATTAAATTAAAACCAGAAGGAATTCCTCAAGAATTAGCCAGATCTGCCGGAGAACTTTTTACAGGTAAAATTCAAGGAACAATTCTTGAAAAAGGAAAACAACTAGCTAAATCGGCATTAGGAGCCTTTTCTGGTGCCGGAACAGAGAAGACTTTACAAGCCGTCGGAGTTCCTGAACCTATTGCAAATATTGCAGGAGCAGCTACATCTGCTGCCTTAAGCAAAGGAAAGAAAGCGCCGAAGGAATTGAAAGGCGAAGCAAAAGAACTAAAAGAAATAGCAGAAAAGCAGGATTTGAAAAAATTTAAAGGCTTGGAAAAAGAAAAAGAAATTAAATCTATTCTTGGAAAACCAACAATATCAGAAAGGAAAGCGGAAAAAATAAAAAAAGAACTAGAATCTACAAGCAAAAAAGCAATAGATCAAATAGTTCAAGAACAAATCCCTGTAAAAAGACTTAGAGATGAGGGATATGATATTGCCAAGGCCTATAAAGAATCATATTCAAGAGCTCGCAATTTAGCTAAAAACCATCCAACTCCAATCGACACTACTCAATTGTCAGATCATATAAGCAAAAAAATGCGCGAGATTCGCCAATCTGCTGCTTCATTAAGCAAACCAGATCAAATTATATTAAAACTTTTAAGAAAAGAACAAAAAGCTTTTGAAAAAAAACCTTTCTCTACCAATGAACAGTTATTTAATCAATATCAAAAATATAACGAAAACATTGCCGGACTTTACAGAAAACCTGAATTTGCAGGTGCTGAAAAAAGAGTCGCGGATACATATAAAGAACTAAAAGGTATTTTATCGGAAACAATAGAAAAAAAAGGAAATAAAGAAGCGGCTCAATATTTCAAATTTGCAAATAAACTATACCATGAAAATGAAAAATTATCCCTTGTAGAAAATCTAATATCACCCTCTTTCGAAAACGGGTACGACCCAGTAAAACTAGATGAATTACTTGCATCTAAAAAAGGAAAATTTATCGAAAGAGATCTTGGAAAACAAGCTACACAAGATATTAAAGATATCGCTAAATATGGAAAAAAAGCTCAAGAAAAAGTTCTAGATAAAATAAAAGTTTCACCTTCATTTTTAGAAGATCTTGGAAAACACCACAATCTTATAGCAGGAGCTCTTCTATTTGCTAAAAAAAGTTTATTACTTCCTCATGCAGTTTTGAATCGTATTAGAGGAAATATGTTAGTTAGTAATGAAAGTCGTAAAGCTTATAAAGATTATCTAGTAGCTGCAAGCACCGGTAATGATATCATGATGCGACGAGCCGGTGATAAATTAAATAAATTCATCGAGAATCAATACGGATCACAAGATAAATTTATTAAAGAAATGTCAAAACCCGTCCATGAATCCGTAGACAATAACAACAAAAATACTGTAAAAAAATAAAAATGTTAACATAAAATCCTTTTTCAATCAAAAACAAGAGATGCAATAATATAAGCAAATACTGCTAAGAAAGCTAGTAACATATTACTTATCCTTCATGATTTGGAGATATCTTTCTTCCAAAATACATAAACGAGCATGAAAATCTTTCATTTCGTTTTTTATTTCATTTAATATAATATTGACAGCTCGAATGTCGGCCCTGGATTCACTTCTATTCCATATGAAGAGACCTACAACGGTTCCAAGCATAGCGAGTATTAATCCAATGTTTACACCAGCTAATGTAATAATTTGTGTCCAATCCATACTAGTCACCGCTCCTTCAATAGTCATATTATTCTGCCTTTTCTTTTCTATGGTCTTTTAACATACAACATTCTTTAGATGAAAATGCTCCCTCAAGTCTGCAAAGACGGCGGTCGATATCTAATACCAAGTTTTTTAATTCAGTGTGATCAGTCTTCATATCTTGTTTAAGATTTCGCAAAAACATTCCTATTAAACCTAATAGCGTTATTAACAGACTGACAAGTGCAATTAATGTATCAGTTTGATTCCATGTAAATTCCATATTACTTCCTCTTTTCCTCTAATGAATACATACGAGCATGGAAGTCGCTCATCTCAATTTGAATTGATTTAATGATTTCTTTGGTTTCTTTACGCCATTCATCAATTTTTGTATTTGTTTCCTGACGGTAGCTGTCGATTTTTTTATCAGAACGATTGTCTATATGTATTACATATGCAACAATTCCACCGAATACTGCGCCAATTAATGCAAAGTTAGCACCAACAATAGCTAAAACATGAGTCCATTCCATATCAATTCCTTACATTAAATTTGTCATAATAAATCTTATCTATTCTTTGGGATAATTTTAGATCGATTTTATCAATTTTGTCCATAACAAAATAAAACATTACACCCATAAGAATTAATAATATCAAACCTTCGGGGCTGAAAAGAGGGCTTCTTAACTCTTCTCTCTCCATATTTAATCCTTATTGTTTTGCACTTTATTAGCTAATTTTCTTATAAATTCCATAGCTTCTTCTTCAGTTTTCATGGACGGTCCAATTTCAAAATTACTAGAACCAATTGTTACACTAGGCCAATGATAACCACAAAAAGAGCTAACATAAAACCCTTTAGCTATAGATAGATTAAATATTTTACCATCATATTCATAGAAATATGGAGTTTGTAAAGCCGAATTGCCATCGTGATTTATTGTAGTGGTTGTTAGGAGCATAATAGCTGCGGGTATAACAAAAAACATTGTTTTATCCTTATTTAAGTAAAATCAAACATGTAGGAATCAATGAACAAACTATGGTCAATATAAGAAATATTAATTTAATTAGATCTCCTTTCTTCATATCATTCATCCTTCTCTAACATATCTATGTCGCTCAATATTTCATTAAACATATCAATAAAAGCTAATTTCTTTAGGTCCGCGGGGTCACCTCTAGTCAAATAAAATTTTCTCACAAGCGCAAGTTTTAAATATAGCTCTTCTTCTAATGAACAATCAGTATAGCGATTCTTCTTTTTTTTCACAATGCATTCCTTGAAATTAATGCCATGTAAAGGATTCGAACCCACATCCTCTGTTTAATCGACAGATGCTCTACCAATTGAGCTAACATGGCAAAAAAAGGGGGCTACGCGTTTTAAGCGTGCCCCAACCCGCACTTCCTAAACACGGTAAATGCGGAAATTAGTTTGGTGGCCCCGGTATTTCTAGCCAATGTGTAACGTCTAAAAGAAGATTTTCTTTTACATCTGGATTATCATAAAGAAAGAAATTTTTATGCTTATAATATATAGCTTGAACTTTATGCATCCAACCTTTACGATTGGTAACTAAAACGCACATATCGTTTTCTGGTAATCTATCGTTTATGCTTATCCATTCACTCATTAGGCTTCTCCGGTAGCGGCATCCAGTATGTGACCCTCAATGGATACCCGTAATCATCAATCCATTTCATGTTATCATGCAAGCTTCCTATGATCATTCCTTCGTTTTCTAGATAACATATTACCCCTTCAAACTCTTCTGGCAATTTATCCTCAACGCTTATCCATTCGCTCATTTATGCCTCTTAACTAGCTCATAAAACATGTGATAAAGCTCATCTGTCCGTTTAGATTGCTCAGCCTGCATTGCAGTCAAATGACGTGTCCAGTCTCTAAGCTCAGCTTCAATATGTTTAAATTTACTATTTAACCAGCCAATAAAAAATGCTATCAATGTAATCGAAACACCCAAAATTCCGGTAATAGCTCCTATCGTTGACCATTCCATATCTACTCCTTATTCATTCCAAATTTTTCCAAAATCTTATTACATAAAACGACTTCTTTTTCGCCATTCTTAATATAGTCTTTCATTTTGTTTCGTAACTTCATACACATTGAACCTAGCTGAAGACATATGTCCGATATTAACTCTTCTATCTGTTTTTCCTCATCATTAGGTTTTTTCTTCTTCATGTATATTTGCAAGCAATCAACGAGCAATTGTTCACGAATCTTACCTATTTTTGTTTCAAACACAACTAAATAAGTCACATCTTCTTTATTCATTTCCGTTCCCCATCTTCTCGTTTATGCATAGCCTCTAAATTTCTATTATACATGTATGCATCCAGCCTATCTCTCAATGTGCGATCGCATTTACCCTTCGAACAAAAATACCCCATGGCATTTGCACCTTTTCCTTCAAGATAATTCATCTGTCTGTGCATCTGTTTATAACATTGGTTACATATATAACTTTCATTCATATTCTTTCTCCATATCAGGGAAAAAATAAGCCTTCTTATTCGAAAGTGTGCATAAAACTCCTTCCTTCCCCTCATGAATATATCGCTGCGATTTACCGCGCAAGAGAATAGATATATAATCACGCATCTTTGGAAGCAGCTTTCTTCGCCATTTAGGCTTGCATCTACAATCTAGCGCATGCTCAAAACAATAATCGCACTCACCGCTCACAAAATCACCCTTACAGCTTTGTTTATCGGGTCATAGCATTCATCCACATGGCTTGCATTGACATAAAGCGTTGGAGTCATATCAATTTGATGCCCACCCCACTCATGAATATGGCCAAACACATGCAGTTTTGGAGCTATCGCCGTGCTTCTATTACGCAATGATATAGAACCAGAAGAATGACCACTCTGCAATCCATCTAATATTCCATTCGGCGGGCAGTGAGTGATCAAAATATCAATATCATCGGGTATCAAAGCCCACTTCTTAGCAATCTCCTCTTCACTATCCACCGTAAAGGCTTTGCATTTAGGATTCATCCCTTGAAATGTCTTAGTCCAGGGTGAGCCCCAAATCTTTAAACCTTCAAACTCAACTCCTGAATCACATAAATATGATATATCCTTAAGTTTAGAGTAAAAATTAACATTATTTTGTAAAAGATTGTCGTGATTGCCCGCTACAACTATTTTTCGCGTATACTTTTGCTCTGAAATCCATGATGCTATGTCATAATGCTCATTTAAACCATCTGCATCACTCAAATCACCCGCAACAATCAAAAGATCTCCGCCTTCAAGCTCCGGGGAGTAGCCATGTAAGTCCGAAATACAATCAATTATCATCTTTTTTACCAAGTTCAATTAGTTCATTTACCTTATCATATATTGCACATGGAAATTTATGGTTTTGTCTAGCTACAGATACATTCAAACATACACAATTCAAAGAACGATACCATATAGCCTCTGAACAACAACATTGCTTCAATGCAATAATAAGCATATGCGTTGCAACTGATAAGCAATCCATTGTCCCTTCATCGTCCGGTTTAAGGGAATGAGCCCTATTCAACATTTCACGTATAAAAAAAAGAAATTCCTCTTCGAAATACTCTTGATTATCTCTCACCGCAGCTAAAAATTTATCTTCTTTCATTACAAATTCCCTATTCCATTGTAAAAACTCTCCGCTTCTTCTCGTGTCGGAAAACGATGAGTCGAATATTGTGTTTCAGAGAAATATAACTTAACTATATTATCCTCTAGAACCATATATGTGATAGCATGCACATTAATTAAAAACTTCTCTCCGTTCTTACTTTGTGTTGGATACCACTTCATTTTATTGTCAATCTTCATTTCTCATCCATGTTATGTATGACAAATTGCTTATAGCGATTGCATTTACTTTCAACAAATTCCATTAATTTATCCTTGTCGGACATTTGTATAGAAAAATAACTTAGCAAATGAATAAAAATATCTATAACTATTTCACATAAAATAACATTAGTTTCAACATATTTTAAATCGTATTTAATCAATTCTTCTAATACTTCTTTATGCAAATCAAAGAAAAGCTTTTCATGTCTTTCCATCAATGTGTTGTGCACTTCTTTCATTATTTTATACATTTCTTCTTCGTTCATTTCTTTATCCTTCATCCTTTAATGCATTTCTTAGCTTCATATATTCAAGAAATTGCTCAGTAAATTCATTCAGAAGCAATTCTATATCCTCTATTCCCATGTTATAGCCTTGAGCCAATGTATCAAATTGCTTTCCAATCAGAGACAACCAACACCCAATATGAATTATTTCGGCATCGGTTTGATTGAATTTTCTATCAGCAATTTCATTTAACAAAAGTTCATTAATAGCTGAGCTATGTTGAACAATCATCTCTGAGTCTTCTTTTAGGATTTCAAGAACCGCTTTAGACCAGATTTGTTTGTTCAAAATCTATCTCTTCCGCTCTTTATCATATTCATGAAGCATCTCGTTTGCTCGGCGTTTATTTTCTCTTTCAAGGATTCGAGCTACGATAACGCTTGGCAATAGCTTAAAGGCTTCCGCCATATTATTATCCAGATCTTTGATATCTCTTCTGATATATTTGATTTGTGCTACAACATAGCCGGCAATTGCCCCAATAATTGAAAAGCAAATAAGACCCCAATCCATGCTATTCTCGTGCCTTCATTTTTATATTTTCAATAATTTGTTTAAAAAATCCTTCGAGTATAATTTCTAGATGCTCAATATCTGTTCCCGCGTATTTAAATGTTCTTTCGAATTGCATTCCAAGCAATGTAAAGCAACAATCATTGTATATAACCCACCTATCATCTATTCCGAGATCTATTTTCCATACTTCATCCTTAATCGAATTATCGATTCTATTTAAACATTCAACGATAATTTTGGAGTTCTTGGCGAGGATTTCATCAATTAATTCCCCTCGTGTTTCCATATCCATATTATTTCCTCTGCTCCTTGAGTAGGTCGCAGAACATCATATAGAGCTGGTCTACACGCCTGTTTGTGTCTTTATTAGTCTCTCGAATCTCTTTGATCTCATTATCGACACGTGCCGCGTGCCACAATGTAAAGCCGCCAAGCACGCCAATGATGGTTAAAACTTGAATCCATTCCATACAAATACCTCGTTGTTTCGTGTAATTAAATCAGATAGATAAATAGCATGCAAGAAAAATAATTGCCCTTAAGAGGGGTCTTGAACGGCTTGTTCAAGCATCTGCTGAAATGGCTTTGAATTTAGATTGATCTGGATATTTTGGTTCTGACCCTGCTTGTCATTCCATCCAGAGAGGCTTTTCAGCGTGAACAGGGTAGCTACAACGTCTCGCTTCTGCAAAAGATCTTCAATCGACTGGTAGGATAGCTCACGAAGCCTTTCGTTCTCATGAATACGCCTCTTATCGTTCTCAATACGAGCAAGACGGAGTACTTCTTCAAGCTCAGGATATTTCTTGAGGCTCTCATAGACTGTATCTTTATGACATCCAAGCTTCTCTGCTGCATGTGCAATGATCCCACGACACTCTTTCAACGCTTCGGATATATCGTTTTTAGTTAATGCTAATGGTACGCCTTGAATTCCCAAACAAACCTCTCGTATAATCGTTTAAAATAATATCTACAACACAACGAAATTTAAGGCAAGAAAAAGCCCGCACTTTGCTAATACGGGCTAGTCTTATCAACCCAGATATCAATGAGACTGTGGTGAATATATGATAAATAAGGATTTTAGGCAATATCAAGTTTCTTTTTGTAAAATTTAAGAAAGGTTGTGTTTGCGTTAAATTTGCTAATTTGCTATATTTATATAAAAGCAGCAAAAAGCTGAATAACAAAAAGGAAGAATATGGATGAAGAATTAATCAAAAACACTATAAATTATTTTAATGATGCTGTTAAGGAAACTTTCGATGGTTTAATGAATGCTGGGTATTCTCGTGATGAGGCGTGGGCTTTCATAAATGAGTTTGTTTTGCCTTATGAAAAAATAAATGAAAATTATATAGAATATCTGAAACGTAATAAACCATCCTGTTAAGAAGACTTATTTTAGGAGAAAATATGAACGATAAAGAAGCAGAAGAATTTATTAAATTTGTGCATGAATTGTGTGCATCAACAGAAGAAAAGATTAGCCTTTTGGTTGAGCATGTTGGAGTACAGTTTGACGAAGCGTTAGATATGTTGGGTTATTAAATTATATAAACAAAAAGGAAGAATATGAAGAAGGAGTTGGGTTAATATGAGCTGTCACGATAATGAATTATTTATTAAGAATACGAGAGAGGAGTTTGCAAAGGAATTTGCAATCTTGGATGATGTTAGTTTATGTGCTGAAGATAAACCACAATTATTGATAAAATTATTAGGAAACATAGATTCATTACATGAGGATATTGTTAATGTATTGGGTTTTGAGAATAGGTGGGAAGAGCTTTACGCGATAGCAACATTAGTTTTTAAGGAATATAAAATATGAATAAAGAGAAGCAAAAATCATTATTTTTCAGAGTGGATGAGGCATTGTATAAGCGCCTCAAAATTCTTGCTATTAACAAGCTGGTGACTGTTAATACATTGATGAAGGAGATTATTGATGAATATTTTAAGCGGACTGATCGTTGAATGTGTCTAGAGGGGGTAACTGATAGATTTCGATACGAATTGCGTAGTCTTTAGATTTCTCTTGAGCGTAGAGCCATCCGATGCGTTCGTCGTTATCGGCATGTCCGCGGGCTTTGTTCTTGATGATCTGTTCGGAGACTGCATCACGAATCCATTTGAAGGAGAACTGGAGATTGTCTGTGTCTAGCTTACGTGGGGCGAGTCTTATGAGTTTGACGGCGCATGGTAGGGGTATTTGAGTTCCTGCATTACGAAATGTGAGCCAAACGGCTTCGTGTTGTCGTTTGTGTCTGCTGCTTGATATACCCCAATGCTCGCGAAGATTGGCTTCTGAGACAGTTCTTAGTGGGATTGTTTGGTTAAAGATGCACGGAAGCTTCTTAAGATCTACATAAAGCATTCCGTGCTAATAGAATTTATTTTAATTTTTGTAAAGTAAAATTTAGAATGGAAGAGGTTCGACCTCGATTTGCTCAAAAGCATCTAATTGTTTAAATTCTGGTTCTTTGGGTAGGGTGGCTATGTAAGATTCGAGGGCTTCGAGGACTTTCTTATCAAAGATGTCCTTTGTTTGTTTTTCTTCGAATTGCATGTAAGCAAAATATTTCTTTTGGCCGCCATCTTCATATTGGCGTGAAGGGAAGCTTATCCAGCGATGAGAGCCTTTTTGAAAAAGGGTCATATCGCGTAGTATGATATTGCCCCACTTAGGAATTTTGAGTGAAAACGTTGCGAGAAGTGAATTTTTGTTAATTGGGGCAATATCATACTACGCG